CAATATCTTCATACTTCCAAACTACCCATGAATTAAGGGCGCGCATTTCGGCTGGAATGTTAGAGAACATTTCCACTGACATTATTTCAAACTTTAATTTCAGAATTAGTTAAATATGAATAAAGCGTTTCAACCCGTCCAACATCTGTGTGAATGAGTTGACCAGCTTTAAATGCAGATAACCAGCTTGTGCTTAAACCTGTATCATTCGATATTTTCTTTAATTCAATGTGGGTATTTTTTAAAAGGTGTTGTGTCTTTGATTTTAAATTTGATTTAAATATTGGAATATGCATAGGAAAATTGTCATAAGTGACAGAACGCTAATCGTTCCATACCTGTGAAAAATATTTTTGACAATCCCTAATTCGGGACTTGACGAAAAAATTATTCCGGTTACTGTATAATATTCTCTTTATGAATGGAAAAATGAAAATGGAAAATGTTATTGATCCTCATTTGGCTCACTTGCTTAATTCAGAAGGCTATACACCTGACCGTGATGGTGTGTTGCAGTTTTGGGAAAAGACAAAGAAGCGGCTTGAAAATATTAAGTCTCTTGAAATGGAGTTGCGTAAGGTAGCAGTCAAGTTGACTGTTACAGAACCGAAAGAAGGAATGAATACAGTTGAGTTGGGTAATGGCTATCAAGCCAAGGCTCAAATTAAATATAATTACAAGCTTGCATCTAATGATGTAGTAGAAACTTGTCTTGATGAAATTGCCAAGATTGGAAATGAAGGTGCTTTCATTGCAGATCGTCTTGTGAGTTGGACACCTAATTTTCTTTTTACTGAATATCGTCAATTGCAGGAAGAAGCCCAAAAGGGTAATGAGACTGCTAAACAGATTTTGAATAAATGTAATAAAATGCTTACGATTACTGAAGCTGCACCGACACTTGAAATTAAACAGCCGAAAGAAAAGAAATGAATTTAACCGATTTAAAACCAGCATCAGACTTTGCTCGCATATATGGCTGTAAAGTTTGTTGTTATGGTCCTCCCGGTTCCGGTAAGACACCTTTAATTAATACCGCACCACGTCCTTTGCTCTTGGCAACGGAACCGGGTTTACTTTCAATGCGTGGATCAACTGTACCCACATATTTAGCCGAAACACCGTCAAAGATTGACGGATTTTTTGATTGGTTTTTTAATTCAAAAGAAGCTACTCAATTCGATACACTTGGAGTTGATAGCGGTTCTGAAATGGCTGGAATATATCTCATTGACAGTTTAAATAAAAATAAGCATGGGATGAAGGCTTATGGAGAAATGGCTGAAGCTGTAGAAAAGCATCTACGCAAGCTTTATTTTCTTGCAAACAAGCATATTTACTTTATTGCCAAACAGGAAATTATTACAGAAAGCAATTACAAGCGTCCATACTTTCCCGGTAAATACCTTCCTGTACAAATTCCACATTTGTTTGATTTTATTTTAAATTTAGCTGTTCATCCTGTTCCCGGTCAAGGTCAAGTATCAGCTTTCAGATGTAAGGAAAGCTTTGATATGATGGCTAGAGCTAGAACAGGTAACTTGAATGAATTTGAGCCACCACATTTAGGTAATTTATTTAATAAGGCTATGTCATGAAATATGTTTTAATTTTTACATTAATTTCTTTTCCTGTTTATGCACAAGACATTGCAAAGATACAGAAAGAAAATCTTGTCATTTCTTGTTCTGCTATGACTGAAAAAGATATGAAGGATTTATTTAATCAAGCTGGAAAAGAAAAAGTCAAACATCAGGAACGAGTACCAGCACTTGTTCAAATTTATGATTATGTGAATTATATTGTGGACTTGTGCAAGGTGAGACGTTAACAAGGGGATAGAGCATGACCGATTTCATCATCATCACATTCGACCAGGAGGGGGATCGTGTGACATCCCCGATGCCCGCCGACGAGAGCATTGTCGATGTGCGTCTCGCGGACGGCAGCACGACCAAGGCTTGGTACTCCTGCGACATCATGGAGTCAGGGGATTGGGATTTTGTGCCCGTCAAAGGCGATGAGCCGGACATGGATGCCGACAGCATCGCAGATCAAGTCGTCGCGTGGAGGCCACTGCTGGCATTGCAGGAAAGGCCGATATGCGCCCGTGAGGGTCGGTGTAACCACTACAACGGCATCATGGGGCCGGGCATGAAGGATCACCCGACATGCGATGCCGGTGTGAACTATCGCGCCCTTGCCGGCACAAGCGAGCCGGGGTGGGTCCGCAAGCTACCCTGCTACAGCAAGACCGATGAATCGGTCGAGTGCGAGAAGCGCACTCTCCCGACGCCGGAACAGATCGCGGCATGGAATGCGTACTGCGATGAGCGGCTGTCGGCGACCGGCCAAGCCATGAAGGCGTGCAGGGACGATGCGGCAGGGCGCAAAGGCATTCGAGGCGAGATCGAGTGCCCGATCTGCAAAGGGCGGCTCGCCTATACCGTCGCGGCGTCCAACGGCCATCTGTGGGGCCGGTGCTCGACACCCGAATGCGTAAGCTGGATGCAGTAAGGAACGGATAGAGCATGACAAAACTCTCACTCGATACCGACACCCAGGTCTTTTTCTACGAGCAGGATTTCTATGTCCTGTCGAACTTCTCTGCGTTCACCGTTGAATGGAATGGACTGCGCTTCGACACGTCAGAGGCGCTGTATCACTGGATGAAGTTTCCCGGCGACGAGCGCGCCGGGCTCAGAGACGAGATATGGACCGCGCGATCCGCACATGATGCGTTCAAGATCGCCGAGCGCAACAAGCATTGGCGCAGGCCCGATTGGGACGCCGTCAAGGTCAACACCATGCGGCGCATTCTCGTCGCCAAGGCCGAACAGCACGAGTATGTCCGGCGCAAACTGTTGGCGACCGGCGACCGCGAACTGATCGAGAATAGCTGGCGCGACGACTTTTGGGGATGGGGGCCGAACCGCGACGGCAAGAACATGCTCGGCAAGCTTTGGATGGAAGTGCGCGCCGAGTTGCGGGCAAGCGCCGCCGCTTAACAAGGGGGGGGAATGACATGAACCAGCAGCTTGTGGCGCGCATCAAGCGAGGCAGCAAATACTACGGTCAGACCGAGCCGGGCGCGTGGTTCGATGTCCGAGTCGTGGCCGACACCTATTACCAGCTGCGTGGCAACAACAACAACTACCGCCTCGACGATGTTGCGCTCGGCGTGCGCATAGACGACCGAATTATCGAACTGGCGACCGGCAAAGCCGTGCGCGCATAACAAGGGGCGACCGAAAATGACTGACGATTTGCTGGTTGAACTCCGCCGCATAGCCAAGCGACTCTTGGCGCGCGATGAGCACAGGCGCGGGCCGTTCCACATTACCGACGAAGAACTGAGGCAGTTTCTCCGTCAGTCAAATCCTGAAATGGGGAATTAAATCATGAAAAAATTTAAATTTATTTTACCTTTAATTTTTCTTTATTCACCAGCTTTTTCAGCAGATTTAAAAATTTCAACATCACAAACTTACACGGTAATTAAAAAAGTCCGCAATGCCAAAGAGGCATTAATTTTATTCAATAATGAAAAAGCCCTTGCAAATGAAAAATTAAAGGCATATGAATTGGATCATCAAACTTTCGTCCGTGAGTTAGAAAATGGATATGAAGTAAAGTTTGTATTCAAAAAGAAAGGAAAATAAAAATGGATGAAACAGAAAAAGATGAATTAAGAAGGCTTGAAGCATTACGACTAGCTCATTGTGAATTTATGAGTGATAGACTTAATGCAAGTCAAGTAACGGAAAAAGCAAAAGTTTATTATAATTTTCTTAGAAATAAGGAGTAAATAAAATGGCAAAGAAGTCTAAGAAGAAGTCAACTGTTAAGAAGGGAATGGCTACATTTACCCTTCAAATGCCAAAGCAGTTACATACTCGTATCAAGGCACGTCGCGCTAAGACTGGTGAAAAGATGCGAGATTTTATGATTAATGCTGTTGAAAAAGCATTAAAGCGTGCAGCATAGGTGAATAATGCACCCGTCAACTTTTGAATATTTAAAGCCTACCGATGCTCAAATTGAGCAAATGAATAAAGTTAGACAAGCTGCAAAAGAATATTGTAATGTTCTAGAAGCTTGTTTACCTGATGGTCCTGATAAGACTTTTATTATTAGAAACCATCGTTCTAATGCTATGTGGGTGAATGTGTGTATTACACGTTTACCAGACGGTACACCTAGAGAATAAAGGAAATAAATAAATGGATAACTTTGTTCCACAAGGCAGTTTTGATGCAACCAATATTGAACCAAAGCAGGGTGGTCAAAAGCACCCTGTTGGTATGTTTCCTTTTGTTATCAAAACTACCGATATTGTTCCTTCTAAAGATAACAAATCTGGAATGTTTCGAGTAACATTTGAAACACCAGTTGGTACAATTGATCGCAACTATAATCTTTGGCATGAAAATACACAGACTGTTGAAATTGCACAGTCTCAACTTTCTGCATTGTGTCATGTTACAGGAATATTTAAATTAAATTGGCCTAATAAGGGACGCGAATTGGTTGGTAGTCGTGGTACTCTTGAAGTTGGTTGGCAAAAGGACAATGAACCCGGTACTGAAAAGGGTGGTCCTACTGGTGGTTATGTTGAAATAAAGAAGGTGTTTGATGCTAATGGTAATGAACCGGGTAAGGCACCATCTGCACCGCAACCGCAACAGTCTGGTTGGGGTGGTGGTCAGCAGCAGCCACAACAGCAACAGCCTGTAATGCAGCAGCAGCCAAATAATGGTGGTTGGGGTAATAATGCTCCACAACAGCAGCCGCAGCAACAGGCTCCAAGTTGGGGAACACAACCACAACAGCCACAAAATAATACTCCACCTTGGGGACAAAAGTAATAAAAATAATAAATTTAAATGTAAACTTGATAGGTGGAGCAATCCACCTATCAATTTAATTGGAAATGTAAATGACAAATCTTTCTAATAAAGATGAAAGAGAAAACCTAGAGCAAACCATTCTTAGAGAAATAGATGAATGGTGTGTCAATAAATATTCAGAAGGTCATAGAAAACATTTAGGAGCATCTATTATTGGTGATCCGTGTTCACGTCGCTTATGGTACACTTTTCGTTGGGTAAGACGTGAAACATTTTCTGGTAGAATGCATAGACTATTTCAAGTTGGTCATAATGCAGAACCACGTTTTATTGAATATTTAAAAGGTATTGGATTTGTTATTTTTGATAAGACTGAAGATGGTAAACAATTCCGAATATCAGGTTGTGAAGGTCACTATGGAGGCTCATTAGATAGTTGGGGTTACTTACCTGAAAGATATAATTATAAAAATAAAGTTTTGTTTGAATTTAAAACAAACAACACTGGTTCAGGATTTGTCAATGTTGGTAAGAATGGAGTACCGAAAGAAAAACCAAAACATTACGCACAAATGTGCCAATATGGTTTCAAGCATCAAATTGAATATTGTGTTTATGTAATCGAAAATAAAAATGATAGCGACCTTATAATCAAAATCGTTCCCCTTGACTGGAATTATGGAGCGGCACTTGAAAAGAAAGCTGAAGATATAATTTTATCAAATTTTCCACCAGCTAAAATCAGCGAACAACCATCTTATTTTGAATGTAAGTTTTGTGATTTTAGTAAAATTTGTCATGAAAATGAACCAGTTGAAATAAATTGTAGATCGTGCAAATTATCCAGTCCTATAGCCAACAAAGAATGGTTCTGTAATAGATTTAATTCTGTCATCCCACAAGAGTACATCGAAAAAGGTTGTGAGTATCACTTGTCGGTAAATTCATGATTACTCTTAGACCATACCAAATCGAGGGGTTAACTGCCATATGGAATTATTTTCAGAATGGAGGCAAAGGTAATCCTGTCATTGCATGGCCTACAGGAACAGGTAAATCTATTATCCCTGCTACATTCATTATGGAAATAATGAAAATATGGCCTAACCAAAGATTTTTAATTATAACGCACGTCAAAGAATTGATTAAGCAAAACTATGATTTAATGATGGAGCTATGGCCTAACGCACCAGCCGGTATTTATTCAGCAGGACTTAAACAGAAGGATATAGCCTTTCCAATCATCTTTGGTGGTATCCAAAGCATGATAAAAAATCCTGCTCAATTTGGTCATAGAGATATAATTATAATAGATGAAGCACACTTGGTTTCCAGCAATGAAAGCAGTCAATACCTGACCTTCATTGCGACAATGAAAATAATAAATCCATATTTAAAAGTCATTGGAATGTCTGCTACTCCCTTTCGTATGGGTATGGGGTACATTACTGAAAATGGAGTGTTCACAGATATTGTTCATGACATTACAGGACTGGATAAATTTAATCAGTTGATTGACGATGGTTATATTTGTCCTCTTGTACCCAAGCGAACAAAGACTGAATTAGATGTTTCTAATGTAGGTATTCAGAATAATGAATTTAAAGCTAATGAATTACAAGCAGCAGTTGACGTTGACCGGATTACAGAAGCGGCGTTAAAAGAAATTATCCATTACGGTGCCGATAGAAAGTCATGGCTTATATTTGCATCAGGTATAGAACACGCAGAACATATAGCTGATATGTTGGATACGTTTGGAGTGGAAGCAGCCGCTATCCATTCCAAAAAGCCAATGGAATTTAATGATAAAAGTATTGAAGAATTTAAAAATTTCGAGATACAAGCAATAGTTAATTATGGAAAACTAACAACAGGTTTTAATCATCCTGCAATTGATTTAATTGGAATGCTTAGACCTACATTAAGCGTTCCTTTATGGATACAAATGCTAGGACGTGGTACTAGACCTTATCCAAATAAAGAAAATTGCCTCGTATTAGATTTTGCGCGTAATACACCACGATTAGGACCAATTAATGATCCTATCATTCCTCGTAAGAAAGGTGAAAAAGGTGGTGACGCACCTGTTAAAATATGTGAAAATTGTGGTGCCTACAATCATGCTCGCGTTCGCTTCTGTTGTGATTGTGGTAATGAATTTGAATTTCAAACTAAAATAATTAAGAGTGCTGGCACAGAAGAATTAATTAAAATAGACAAACCAGTCTTTGAAACTTTTGATGTTCAATATGTAATTTATTCCAAGAAACAATCACGCAAAGATGGTAAACCATATATTCGAGTAACCTACTTTACAGGTATTCAAGCATTTAATGAAAATGTATTTCCAGAACACAAAGGACTTCCAAGGCATAATTTTAAAAATTGGTGGAAGCAAAGACATAAAACAGAACCACCTGACTTTACAGACGATGCTTTAAGATTTAATAGTGAATTACGTTGTCCTAGAAAGATCGTGGTTCACGTCAATAAAAAATATCCAGAAGTATTAAGTTGTGAGTGGTGATGATTAGAAAAGACGCAGAATTAATTTTAACTGATAAAATTAGATTGGAAGCAATGAAAAATTTATCTTCATTGCTTACTGATTATATGATGGATATAGGAATGTTTAGGACTTGTTTAAATTGTGCTTATTGGAATGAGAAAAATGAAACTTGTCAATATTATAAACAAAAACCACCAGCTAAAGTTATAGTGTGTGGTTGTGAAACTCATACAGATATACCATTTTAATGCGCGAAACAATTAAACCATCAAATTCTTCTCACCCTATAATTAAAATTATATGTGAGAAAATGCAGGAAAGGCAAATAGGAACAGATAGACTTGCAATGTTATCAGGAATTGATAGAAGAAGTTTACAACGATACATAAAAAATCAAAGACCTATAACATTAGCAAATGCTGAAGCTTGTTTAAATGTTTTTGGAATGACATTGGTAAGTGAAACTTGGAGAAAAAGAAATGGCTAAAAGAAAAACAACTAAGAGAAAAGTACGCAAACCACGACCAGCAGATAAAATTATAGCTGGATTGAATGAAGCTTTAGCTAGAACTAAAGCTGGTGAATGGAAAGTAGGAGAAAC